ATTGACCCTGTTTTGGCTGGTGGTAGCACGTCTGGAGCCATTCAGAGCAAGCGAGAAGGCGATCTTTCCGTTTCTTACTTTGCCCCTCAGACGAACTCTACTTCTATGTCTGGTTCTAGTGAATTGTCACTCACCAAGTTCGGATTGATGCTTTTGGGTTTGATGAAAGGAAACATTGTCACCTTTGGCGTTACTGGCCCCGAAGTGACAGACTTCACTCCGAGGATGGAATGAAGATTGATGCTCGATTTGTTGTGGATGATCGCGTACTCCGAGCATTAATTGCCAAGAGCGCACGCTGGCCCGCGAGCGGAAAGGTGGGGTTCAATGCCCCGTCTAAAGAACATCCTTACTCTGGGAAGAGCATGGCAGAGATTGCCACTGTCTTGGAGTATGGTTCGGATTTAAGTGGAATTCCAGCACGTCCTTTTATGAAGAAGACTATGCGCGAGCATTCGATGCAGATTGACTCCTTGATGGCTATGGCGTGGAAGAAGATTATCAAGGGTGCAGATAGCGTTCCTGCCCTCAAAGCTGTCTGTGAGATGGTTGTTCGTTGGATGAAAGAGACAATGGGCGATGGTTCTTATGCCCCACTTAGCACAAAGAGCACCATTCCAAGGAGACGTACTAGAAAAGCACCGCCCCCCAACATGAGCACCACTCCTTTGATTGATACTGGTGTTCTCAGAGAGAATATTTCCGCAAAGGTACGCCGTGGCAGGGTGGTAAAAGAATGAGCTTATTCCCCTATGCCATAAACATTACACGGAAGACTGTTGAGATTGTCAACGGACTTGTGAAAGAATCACAACCTGTTTCTTTTGTCATTCAGGGAACTATACAGCCTTTGTCTGGAAAAGACATGGCTTTCTTGCCCACGGGCCGTAGAGATCAGGGCGCGATCAAGATCTACACTCTTGCGGAACTGAATACCTCTGAAGAAGGTAGCGGAGATGTGGGAGACTACATTGTGTGGCAAGGCCGCAAGTGGGAAGTTGTGACAAAGTTGCCTTTCCAGAGTGGGATCATCCCCCACAACAAATATATTGCATTAATAAGTGGGGTGGAAAGTGACTGCTAGTTTTGAACAAGCCTCACCGCACTTGATGATCTTTGAAGCACTTGAAAAGGTGTCTCACTATATCTTGGATGCCGAGTTCCAGATCATTCCTGCGATTGTGCGTTCGCACTCTAAGATGAACCTGAAGTCACCCTACTTGTCTATTCAGACCCCGAATAGGACACAGATAGGTTTGCCAACAAATCTTCCTCTCACCTCTTCCGAAGACACAGTGCAGACCGTAGTTAATGACTTCGAGTGCTCTGTGATATTCCGTGAAGTGGGGGATGAAGATTATCTAGGCGTCCTATCTACCAGATTGTATGATTCTGATGTTGTTGACACGATGGAAGAATACGGATTGTCTGTATATGAGGTAGAAGAAATAGTTGATATTCCTACCCTAAGTGACGCAGATTTTATCCAAGAGAGAGTGTGTAATATCACTTTTGGCATTGCATTCTCGCACTTGAAGGCTTGGGCTACTGGAAATGCAGTAGTTGCTGCTCAGAGCGTGGTGACAGGCTCTACGAGTGGAAGTGCTGTCCATGATGAAACGAACCCCTTACTTACGAATTTATCAGTTACAATAGGAGAAGATTAACATGAGTGAATTGTCTACCGCTGTTTCGGTCGCAATCAGTCGCCAAACCCGGGCCGCCTCTCAAGCTGCTTTTGGTATCCCTGCGATCATCGCAGAGTTTGCGGCTTCTGTGACCACTGTACCTTTTACGCGGATGCGCTCTTATACGAGCACAACTGAGATGACCACCGATGCTGTCCCACAGAATATCATCGACGCGGCTTCTATTTTGTTCCAGCAAGATCCGAATCCGGGGATCGTGAAAGTGGGACGTTTGGATGCGCTCGATGCTGGCATTGAGGAAGGTCTGGCTGCCATTCAGATCGAAGACACTGACTGGTATGTGTTTAGCGTGCTGGGCTTCCGTACAGGCGTTGTGACGCTCTCTACGGCCTTGATTGGTAGCAACGTGATTCATTCTACCGTGAATGGGATTGCTGTGGCAGATGTCACCTTCTCGGGCGATCACGCTACTACGATGGGCTTGTGGGAGACCGCGATTGAGACCGCGCTTGGTACAAAGTTTGCGGCTACCGATAACGCGAACACCATGACAATTGAAGGTACTGGCGTGGATGTAAATTCCATCGTTTGCACCGTCTCAGGTGGTTCTACTCAGCCTACAGTAGCAATCTCTTACGAGCTTGTTGATGCAAGCGTTCTCGAAGTTGCGGCTTGGACTGAGACGCAGATGAAACTCTACTTTGTGTGCGATTCTGACACAACTCTTCCTTCCTCGGCAACTTCGGATTTGGCTTACCAGCTCAAGGCTTTAAATCGCAACCGCACCATTGTTCTTTTCCACGGTGATGCGGACGATTATGCTGACATGGCTTGGATTGGTGCTGTCCTGTGGTATGAACCCGGTGCGGCTGCTTGGGGCTATAAGACACTGAACGGTGTGACTGCCGATTCAATGACCAGTTCCCAAGAAGGATATATCTGGGGCAAGAATGCCAACAACTACACTGTGACCGCTGGAATCTCGAACACTCGCAAGGGTTTGGTCGCTTCTGGTGAACGCATTGACGTGATGATTGGTGTGGATTGGATCACGGCACGTTTGCAAGAACGTCTGTTCACCATGCTTTCTAACACTCCGAAAGTTCCGATGGACGATGCTGGTCTCTTGGCTGTTTATCAGGTTGTTTCTTCCACCCTCACCGAAGCCGAAGCTCGTGGTATTTTGATTTCTGGTCAAACTAAGATCACTATGCCTAAGTACAAGGATTTGACTTCTGAGCAAAAGATCGCTGGACAATTGCCAATTAGCTTCACCGCCAAGTTGGTCATGAGTGTTCTCTTCATCACCATCACTGGCGTAGTTACCGCTTAAGGAGATTTTGATTATGGCTTCTAACGCAGTTAAAACTTACACCCCTGCTCAAATCAAGTTGACCTACACACCAGGCTATGCGGATGCGCCCACATTGGTCTTGACTGGTTTTGGTGAAGATTCTATCATCAGCATTGCTCCTATTGGGGATGCCTTTGAAAATTCCGAAGGTGCAGATGGATTGATGGATCGTACCAACCGCAGCACCCGTAGTTATGAGGCGACTATTAGCCTGAAGCAAGTCTCTGTATCCAATGCTGACTTAATCAATGCTCTTGAGCTTGAGAAGGAAAGCGAGGATGGGATTGTTGGAAAGCTGGCAGTCACTCCGATTGACGGTTCCAAGACCATTTCAGCAGATGCTTGGATCACGACTCCTGCAACCATGGCATTCTCTCGCAAGATGTCCATGCGCGAATGGAAGTTCACCATGACCAACGTCTCTGGTTTGAAGGCTTAATATGGCTGTCTTCGGTGCATTAAATAGTCCGTTTACGATGGGTACAAGAGTTAGAACTTGGAACGCATCCAATCTTCTTATGCTCTACGGTACAACGATAATCACTGGACTAGCCGAAGACACCTTTCTTTCGATAAGACCTACTGAAGATCGTTTTAGAGAAGTCAAAGGTACGATGCTAGAAACGAACCGCATTTATAGTGGTGTTCGTAGCTTTGACATTTCTTTTACTTTGAAGCAAACCAGTCCATCCAATGCAGACCTTTCTTATATTGCAAACTCAGATGAATTGGCAAATAGTGGTGGATTGTGGTTGGCGATCAGAGACCTTTCTGGAATTAGTTCCAGTCCTTCGCTCTCTGGCTTGTCTCAGCAATTAACAGCCACTACATTTTTTGCCTCATATGCCTATATTGTCTCCATGCCCGAGCAAGAATTCGGCAGAAAAATGTCCAATAGAGAATGGAAACTGCGTACAACAAACAATGCGTTTGCATTCGCTGGTTCAAATTGATCGTTATCCAACCAAGGAATTGAGATGATTCTTAACAAAGATATTCAAATGGGCGACGTGATGCTTCAGTTGCGTCCTATGCCTGTTCGAGAAGTCCTGAAGTATGATCGGAAAATTGTGGGGATTGTCGCCCCTGTTATCGGTGACTTCTTTGGTGTCGATCCTGAATCTGTTGACCCTAACGACATCACTCGCATTGCCACCGCCTTTGCTACTCAGTTGAATTCTTTGCCGGATTCAGAATATCTGCCAATGATGGAATCCATGCTTTCTACTGTGACATTTGTGGCTCCTGGTATGGCTCCTGCTGTGCTTACCGCAGATAATTGGGATTCACAACTCTCTGGGCGTGGTTCACTTCTGATCTACAAAATCATTGTTGAGGTAGTGAAGTATAACAAATTCCTCCCTTTCGCTGCCGGGGAACTTCTTTCCATTATTGGGAAAGAAACCCCGAAAACCGCTGGCTCGATGCCTCAGAAGCCGACGATGACGATTTCTTCAGAGACCTCGGCAACGTAGGGAAACTCGCTCCTGAGCTGGAGCAAGAGACCGTTTACTGGGATGTGATGATGGATGTGAAGAGCATCGCAGAGGTGGACAAGTGGGATATTGATGATCTTTACAGGTATCACGCTATGATGCTTTACAAACGGGACTACGAAAAGGCTATGAGAGCCAAATGTGACGCTAAGAGAGAGGAAGCCTGATGGGTGTTGGTGGAACGAATGTAGCTAGTCTCTATGCCTTACTTGGCTTTAAAGTCGATAGCGGCTCTTTGAAGACCGCAAACAAAGCTGTTCGTGAGTTCGGCTCTAGCACTCAGAGTATGTTAGGCACACTCACGAAAGGTTATCTTGGATTGCGAGCTATTCAGGCCGTTACTTCGTTTGGCACTGGTATCCTTAGTTACACCGCAGACATCGAAATGCTCACAACTCAGTTCGAGGTGATGCTCGGTAGCGCGGACAAGGCCAAGAACTTCATGAAGGAGATCATTGATGTCGCTTCGGTGACTCCTTTCCGTACAAAAGACTTGGCTGATGGCGCACGTTTAATGATGGCCTTCGGTATGCAAGTTGAAGATACCATCCCCTTGATGATGGCACTCGGAGACATCACCCAGGGTGACAAGAACAGATTCAATCAGTTCAATCTCGGCTTCTCTCAGATGATCGCTGCCAATAAGCTGAATGGGCAGGACTTGAAGCAGATGGTGGATGCTGGTTACAATCCGCTGAAATCTATCTCTGAAATGAAGAAGATCACATACGACCAGGCTGCTGGCATGATGTGGCGTGGGGAAATCAAGCCAAGTGATGTCATTGCCGCCATCAAGAGAGACACCGAGAAAGGTGGAAAGTTCTATGAAGGTATGCTCAAGGGTGGGCAGACCTTGCCTGGTTTGTGGAGCACAGTTCTTGACAACATCAATCTAGTACAGTTATCCCTAGGTGAAAAGCTGTTGCCACAATTGAAAGAACTGGCTAAATATACCATACAGTTCTTAGAAAAGATGCGTGAGTTTGCCGAGAGTTCCACATGGCTCAATACGATGTTTGATGGGATAAATTCGGCAGTTAAGAGCATCATGAGCACCATTCTCAAGGGCATGACGGATATGTCGGGTGGTGCTAGTGGTGTTATGGATGTTATAGCACGAGGAATAGCTGTAGTCGCTCATGGACTTGCTAGACTAATCGGTGCTTTTATGTGGGGTGTTGCTCCGATAGTTCAATATTTCAGCGAAACTGCTCTTGGCGCAGATGCCATAGCGGAATCAATGTCTTGGGCAGACAAGGTTACTCTGGTGATAGCTGGAAATCTTAGAACGGTTGCCGATGTACTTGTGGATTTGATAATCTTTGCTAAAGATTTTTTTAAGGTCTTAAATGCTATATCCTATCTCATTCCACCTCTTCTGATAGCGAGGGGACTCTATGCGGTTTATTCTTCCACAAAGAACAACGACGTTATGCCGTATATGAGTGAGACCGATTCGATCAAGGCAAGACGCACGAAAGATTTGAAAGATCAAATAGAGGGGGACAAGAAGTCCCTAGAAGAACTGCCTAAAACTTGGTCTAAATTTGCGTTAGCTGCACCTGGAGGCAAGGGACGATATGATAAACAGAAACAAGAATACGAAGATCGGATAAAGACTAACGAAGAAGAACTGAGGGAGTGGTCGTTTATAATGCCCACTAAGAAAAACGCAGCACTGTCGATGGGTTACGAAGACTATATGAAAGCTGATCCGTTCGGACTCAAGAAGGGTGCTAAGAGCATAAGGGCCGAAATAACTAATCACATCACAATCAATGCGAAGCCCGGTGGAGACGGGAAAACCACCCTTACTCCAGATGCGCTTGCTGATGCGATGGATACAATGATGACTCGCTCACTGTTCAATGTGAATCTTGGTCGTGTGATAAATGCCGCTTTGTAGGATGTGAACTATGCCATTAATGTCCGATTCTAGTGTTATGGGTGCTGTGAGTCTTTGGTACAAGAAATCCAAAGACGGGGTTGCTGGGCCTTCCATTGCCTCTCTTCCTGTGGATTTGTTCTTAGAAGAGAGCATCAAACACGAGTCTGCTATCGTCACGCACCCTGTCCAGAGAGGTACGGATGTCACTACGCATATTAAGAACAACTTAATGAGTGGGACATTGAAGGCATTGGTTTCTAATTGGTCGGTGACTGCCCCAAATCTCACAGCAAATTCCCAGTTGGGGCCGTCTGCTGAATCTTTTCGAGAAGCAAACAACCGTGCGCTTAATTTCTACAAGGATTTGCTTGCTGTTCGCGACGCGAAGCAAACCATTGAGATTGTCACTTCCCTTGGAATATTCTCCGACATTGCGATTTCTTCCATCGAAGTTACCAGAACTGGAGAAAACGGAGAAGCACAAGAGTTTTCTATTGGCTTCAAACAGATCAATAGAGTGACCCTCAACATACAAAGAGCGACTGGTATCACCGACATAGATACCCCTATTGGAAAAGATGCTTCTGGAAAAACGAAGACTTCTGGCACGAAGAAAGCCCGTATGTTGGATGTGAATGATTCGATCAATCCTAAGTATGGCACTTCGACTACTTTTGTTGAAGAGGGTACAAAAAAGCCACATCTTTGGGGCATCACTTCGTATATAGCAGATCCGTCCTTCTCCAATCCAGAAACGAACTACTTGAATGAGCCGAGTTTCCCATTAAAGGGTGGCAAGTAATATGTTTATTCTACCTTCTGCGCATTCTAAGAGTGCAAATTATGAGTTTGATGCCCTACTTGACGGGACGCAAGTTACCATTGGAATGAACTGGAACACAAGAGCAAACTTTTGGTTCATGTCGTATAAAGACTCCCGAGGAAACGAACTCTACGGAATTAAGGTTGTTCCATATTGGAACTTGCTGAAGAATCACCGAGCCTTTAGTGCCATCTCTGGTGCGCTTGTCGCAATGCCAACAACCGCTTTCTCAGATCCAGTAATCACATACGAGAACTGGCAAAAGACGTGGGTTCTTGGGTGGTTAGAGGAATCAGAACTCGCCCTGTGGGAGACTCGCTATGGCCTTCGGTAAGGTCTGTCAGCTCATTGTCAAAGAGCGCACAAACGCTACTGGCATTATAGAGGAGATCGACATTGCCTCCGGTCTAGACTTTGGTTTTTCTGTGACTCGTAGTATCGCGTTCAACGGAAACACTGCTGAGTTCAACATAGCTAACGTCGATCCAAAGGATCGTTTACGGTTCTTCAGAAAGGGAAACACGATCACCTTTAATGCTGGATGGGAAGACCAAGGCGGAGATCCTGTTCCTTGTTTTGTTGGAACGATTACCACTATCTCCGAAAGTTGGGATGAAGATCAGAATAGTGTTTTGAATGTATCTGCTGATGCCACAAGATCGGTTCCGAGAAACGCCACAGGCACACGGGAGGACGGATATGCTCTTCTCTTGGATGGTACTTATGTGGCTCTTGGTTATGCTCCCGGCACGTCTATTCTGTCCGCTCTACAAGACATAACCACGAAAATGGGTTTTGTTTTGATAGGTTCCGAACCCATTGCTGGTATAAAAATGCCTTCTGGGTTTAATTTCGTTGGTAGAGTTCGTGGTGCGTTGAATACGATTGACAAGATGCTCATGGCTAGTGGATATTATATCATGCACGAACGCACGGATATTCACGTTTTGGCTATGAACAAGGAAGGAGTCTACACAGGTGCTAGCCTGAGTCCGACGAGCGGGCTTCTCTCCTGTGGACTTTCTGAAGACTACATTCAGAAAGTCCCATATAAGAAGGTAAAGGGTGGGAAGTACGAGCTAGATGTGGACAAGATTGAACAGGGTGTCCCTAAATCCTTCGTAGAGTTCACCTGTATCTTTCACCCATTGATAACCCCAAACGCTCTGGTGTTCTTGGACTACGAGCCTTTGTTCGGCAAGAACGGTCAAGATGTTCTTGTTGAGAGCTACACCTTCTCTGGTGATAATGGCGAAGGGAAGTTTGATATGGCTGTCCGTTCAAGCTATCACGGGAAAGATCCTAACGCGGGTATAACGCTTGTGGACAAGAAAGTTTCTGCTTTGGAGTAAATATGTCTCAGATTGGATTGTTAGAAGCCTTGGATATGCACTTTGATGCGAAGATGGACGAGATCCACACAACCTTCCCTGGGGTTGTGGTTTCTTACGACGGACACAAGAAGAGAACCGCAGTGATTCGCCCAAGCATCAGCTTCACGCTGTCGAATGGTGTGTTGATAGATGCTCAGAATTTACATGGGGTTCATGTTATTTTCCCGTTCGTCTCCCAGGGAGGCTTGCTGTTTCCTTTGAAGAAAGGTGACAAGGTTCTGGTGGTTATCTCAGAATCCTCCACTGGAAACTGGAGAAACGCGAACACAGAGACGGTGGATGCGGAGGACTGCTCAAGATTCACGTTGAATGATGCGTTCTGTATCCCTGGCCTATATCCTACCTCTGTGGCCCCTGTCCCAGACGGTTTTTCCGACGATGAGGTTTGGCTAGGCCGAGTTGGAAAGAGTGCCATACAGATGGGCAATGATGGCAAGGTGAGCGTTAGAAACTCAGTCTCTAGTCTGAAAAAGGAACTGGATGCTGTGTGGGATGCGATCAAAGCGATAAATGATGGGCTGGCTGCGTCAACCACAGCGGTGGCAGGAGTGCCCACTCCATTGACAAACGCTCCTGTTTTTGTACAACAATCGGTACAAAACGCTATGGCTAAAACACAAATGTCAAACTTTCTAAAGTAATTTGCATAAAAAACCTCTAAATTTCCTATTTTGATTGTATGGCGAAGCAACTAAAATTGAACACTTCTTGGGACTTATCCATAACCAATTACCAGTTGGATATGGTTTCTGGCATAGACCAGGTGGCCCAACACATAAAAGAACGCTTACAGATGTTCTATGGGGAGTGGTTCTTAGCTGTTGACAAAGGTGTTGATTATTTTGGAAAAGTGTTTCCAAAGAATGCTGACCGCACCGAAATGTACAATATGTTCTTGCGTGAGATTGTTGGTACATATGGTGTCACGGAAGTGAAATCCTTGACCATTGAGACATTGAATTCTGCTGAGGGATCTATCAAGGTGTCTTTTGTTGTCAAAGCTGGCGAAGTAACTATATCGGACGGATTGACCTTATGAGTGAAATTGTTTATGGTGTTACTGATGCGGGTTTTGTCAAAAAGACCCTAGTTGTTATCGTTTCTGAACTTGAAAACGAATATCGGACAAAGTATGGGCAAGACATTGACGTTAGTCCTCAAGGCCCGTTCGGTCAACAGATCGGAATTACCGCAGCTGGGCGTGCGGAACTCTGGAATGTCCTGGAGGCGATCTATACATCCAGAAACCCCAACGAGGCCACTGGTGTTTCCCTCGACAACATCCATGCTGAAGTAAACTTGCTCCGTCTGGATGAATCCAAAAGCCAAGTGGATAATACTTTGCTCTGGGGTGATGCTGGCACAACTATTCCTGCTGGTTCCGTTGCCACCCAGAGCACGACCGGCAGAAGTTTTCGTTTGCAGTCCGATGCCTATATTGATTCAACGTCTTGCCGTGGTATTGAATTGCTTGTAGCCGAACCTACCGGAACGCAGACTTACGGATTGAAGGTAAACGGGGAACAGATTGCGTATGCGTATGAAGCCTCCCACACAGGAACATTTAGGCTCTCTTATTATCTAGGGATGGGGCAATCAATTGTCTCCTCTGTGAATGGAATTAGCGTCGGTACTGTGAATTGGACGAACAATATGCACGCAGACACCATGGCTGCTTGGGGAGAAGCGGTTGTGGCTGCTCTTTCTGGGACATATCCTACGGTCTCTGCTTCTGTGGATGGACTCGATCTGATAGTTACTGTGGTTGGCGCGACTCCTATCACTTCGATGTCTGCTACCGTCTCTGGCACAAATGCTCCTGTGGTGAACTACCTGTATCACCAGATGGGATTGTCTGATGTTATCACCGGATTGAGTGCTTCGATTGCGGATTGCCCGGTAGGTCTTTCTTACGAAGTGGTTGGCACAGACAAGATCAGAATCACCAACGAAGTGGACTTTGTTCCCTCAGACCTAAGTCCGGGAACTACTCCCTCCATGTATGCGGTCGCTGGATCGTTCTTGGCTTCTGAATATGGAATATGGGCTGTCCCTGCCAGCTCCTTGAACACCATCGGAACAACGATTTCTGGCTGGAACGATGTAATCAACCCATATCCCGGTAGCACTGGAAGAGAAGCTGAATCGGATATGGAATTCCGTATTCGCCGTGCTCAGTTCTATGCAGTTGGAAAGGGAACAGAGGATGCCATTCGGCAGAATGTAATCAATACGGTCGATGGGGTCATTTCTTGCCGCGTGAAGTCGAACCGCACAATGACCACCGATGTGGAAGGCAGACCAGCCAAATCATTTGAAGTCATTGTTGAAGGTGGGCTTGCGGATGACATCGCACAGGCCATTTGGGATTCTGCTCCTGCTGGAATCGAGATCTATGGATTTAGAGAAGGCGATCCATTCGTGTACAAGGATACTGGAAATGCAGTTGACGCAAATGGTGTCACCGTGGTTGTTCCATTTACCCGTCCTGTTTCTTGCTACATCTATGTGCGTGTGACCCGCGCTCTGTACGATGAAGAATCTTACCCTGTTGATGGCGATGTGCTTATGAAGCAAGCCATTGTTGATTGGGCCTATACCGAATATGTGGCTGGCAAGAATGTCATCCCACAGAGGATCTATACGCCGATCTACAAGATTGCTGGTGTTGGTGCGGCGAGCGTTGAAATTGCCATGGTGACTACACTTCCTGGCACTCCGGTGTACCAATACACGGAAATTGCTATTCCAGAATACACTTTGCCCTTATTCGATGTCTCTAGAATAACTATCGTCTCGGCATAATATGAGCGAATTGATCCCACAAGCACCTTCTGCTCCACGGCTTCTTGCGCTGCTCATTGAGCAATACAAGAATGCTGTGAACTTGAAGAAGTTGATCGAGATTGAGTCTGAGGGCTTGGATGCAATTGAGACCATTGCTTTGGACTTAGACGATTCTTTCGGATTAGCAACCGCCACAGGGGATCAGTTAGACTGCATTGGGGCTTTGTGGAACGTTCCTCGCGGAGTTCTTTCAGATACGGACTATCGCGCAAGAATCTACGGGGTATCTTTCCAAGGTTCCACGGTTACTCCAGATGACCTAGTCCACTTATTCATGGCATCCTATGGGGCATCCTACGTTGAATACTTTAAAGAGACAACGGCTTGCTTCTTTATTCGATTGGTAAATCCTACCACCCCGCTCCCGCAACATCAATTGGAAAAGTATTGTGGTGCTGGAGTATTGGGGATTGTTGGAACTGAACTTGTTGATTACAATGGCGATTTTATTCAGGATTACAACGGGAACAATATTCTCGTTGGTGTTCCTCAAACTTGAAGGTTGACTATGACTACTACTGTACCATTAATGGCTGATGCGACTCTTCCTGCTGCCAACGGTGATTGGTTATATCTTCTTCAGGGTTTGGGTGCTACCAGAGACCGCAAAATCACTCTTGAAGACCTGTTCAGTTTGAACATCAATATGCGTGTTCGCAATGCCGCTGGAAATGGCTGGAATGCGTTTGCCACTAGAGCGGCTACGGGCGACATGGATCTGAATGCTGGATCTCTTTGTTCTACGTTACGCCAATTAGAACTGGCTACGGATTCTGTAGGAACAGTCACTCCTATCGTTGTAGATCAGCACATTAGTGGGACTCTCACTAATAGACTCTTTCTGCTGGATAGCGACGGAAATACAAAGATACCAGGATCTCTGATACTCGATAATGGTGAAGTTACCGCCACTCTGGACATCGTTGCTGATCCTGATACTACAGGGACAGTATTGCATTCGTCTTCTGGTGTTTATGCTCCCAGGTTCACAGCAAATGAGTTTGCTGACGGAACTCAGGGGATCATTTGGGCCATATGGAATGGCACAGATGCAGGAATGGATGTGACCGCGAACGACTTACAGGCAAATGGAAAAGCCACAATTCAGGAATTGGAAGTAAATGCTGCCGCCAATCTCTCGACTCTCAATGTTACAGGAGAAGTGGCTACGGATTTCCACATGGACGGGTCGTATACAAATCTCTCTCCCAGTCTTTTGCGTCTGACATATCACACCTCGGAAGCGACCGTGACTGATGGATTTGGATTAGGATTTGAGTTCTTCACCAAGATAGCCACCGGGACTATGATTTCTGCTGGAAAGATCCGCACCATTCGTCACGAGTCTGATGCCAAATATGACATGGAATTTGATGTAGAAGATGGTGTTGGTACAAGAAAAGCATTGAAGCTCGCTCATTCAAACGGGAATGCTACCTCGTGGCTCGCTCCTTCATGTGTGGACACCGCTCTTCCGTTGTTTATTATTGCTGGAGAGCACGATAATGTGGGCGGATATATTAAGCTGAAGAATCCTAGCGAAACAGGAATCTCCTATCTCATGGATGGTTCCACAGGACAGACATCGTTTGAATATTTCTCTTGGGGCCATGATAAGATCTCCTTCTTTGGAGCAACCCCTGTGGTTAAACAAGAGGCTCCTATCGAAGCTGAGAGTATTTATGGAACGACTCCTGATGGAGTTATTCAATACGCGGACACCACTTATGACAATACTGTGATAAACAACAACTTCAGAGATCTGAGCCACCAGATTGGAAGAATAATGGGATTTTTATACAACTATGGTTTGGTGAAGTATCCAGTTTGAGTTCTTTTGATAAGTTTTATTGAGAAAATTGGCCTGAATTTCCTATATTGGTAGTATAGAAGTACAACTCAACCGAGAATGAAGCAATGAGTGAATTAACAATCAAAGCAAGCACGATTCAGGAAATTCAGGAATATCTGGTGAAGCAGCCATTTATTAATGTTTACAAGATCATGGGACTTTTGCAACAAGAAATTGCGGAAAACGCAAAGAAGCAGAAGATCAAGGAAGAGGGCGATCGCGCCATGATCCAAGGGTAGTTCCCTGATGATAGACCTCCAGACATTATACGAATACTCGGGCATCGCTGTCGGTGCTCTTTCGACGTTTGCATATGCTGTTTGGAGAGTCTGGAAGAAGTTTTCACCGTACCTGGCCCGTTTGCTCGACTTGATGAAAGAAGAGAAAAAGACAGACCACGGAATCAATGTGGAGTGCTCTATGTGCTCCAAGGAGAAGGAAATGGAGAGTCTAGCACTTCAAGTTGGAATCATGGACAAACGCATGGAAAAGATCGAAGAGAACCAGATAAAGACCCGCGAAGATGTATCGTGGATGCGTGGTTTACTGGAAGGGATCTTTGAGAAGCGGGAATCTCGTAAGGGGAATAGAGCATGAAATATTCGCTGACAATAGGCCAAGCCAGAATGACAGCATTAAAAAACTTGCTGGAAACAGGTGGAACCCCTGTGATGAAACTTCTCACCTCTGGAGATGTTGTGTTGGCACAGGTGTCTCTCAGTTTGGTCAGTACTGGCTTTTATAGTGGCCGTAATATTATAGGACTGGGTTATCCAGTGATACTTACTCTAGGGACTGCGGGCACTGAATTTGAAGTAACCAATAGCGGAATAATTGACAAGATTGGTATATATGATGGAAACGGAGTATTACAAGTAACAATGTCTGCATATTCCGACTCGCACCCTCCGATAGGAAATAAGGAATTTACAGCCAGCGAGGTACTTTGCTCAAGAACTCATGTCAGTGCTGGAGATTTTCTGAAAATGCAAAACATCCCAGCACTGTGTGAATCTGTCGAATTCAACTAAAGGGAATCACTGATGTATTATGCTTCATCAATAAGTACAGCGAGAGTAGCTGTCATAAAGAATTTGATAGATGCTGGTTCCTCCAACGGCAGATTGGAAATTATGGACGGAACAACCATTCTCGCTCAATTTGGTATTACAAGAGGAGCTTTTACTAATTTCGGTACGGGACAATACTATGCCACTTTCGTCGAATCCACAGTAACTTGCCTAGCCACAGGTATCGCGCAATCTGCCCGTGTGGTGGATAGTGACGGAAATCAGGTTTTAGGAAATATCCCAATTGATGTTGGGAAAAATAGGACAGCTAATATAAATTATTATGTCGGAGTTGCCCTAAATAGAACGTCGTTCACTATCGGAGACACGGTTTCCCTAGATTCTTCTCTTGGAGTAATGTTCGCACGCTTTAACTATCGTACAATTTGAGGCTTTTACTATGATGATACTTTCCGAAGCAGCAAAAAACGCAAAACTGAACTGTGTGGTGGCTGGAATTGATGCAGGATCGTCCAACGGATATATCAGCATTTGCACCGCCTCCTACGGCACAGTGCTCGCCACCATCAATCTGAACGATCCTTGTGGGACTGTGGCTGGTGGGATTTTGACCTTCTCTGGGTTCCCCAAAACTACAACCGCTTCCGGAACAGGCACAGCGGCGATTGCTCGTATTCGCACCTCCGCCAATGCTGATGCTGTGGTAGATCTTACCGTCGGCCTACCTGGTTCTGGTGCGAACATCATCCTAGCCACCACTGCTATCTCCTCTGGTGGTACTGTGACGATGGATGCGCTTTCTATTGTTCATGCTTGATTGAGAGGTTCCCTACTTGTCCTTCAACTATGGAAATGTAAATGATGTACCCACCCTCTCGGATGTGGTCATTGTCAATTCGTTTCCTGTAATCGAAGGAATGACTCCGAGTGCGGGTGATGTTCGCATTTACGATACCCCTACGCTCTCTGATATAGTGATTGTAAATTCCTTCCCTGTAATTGAAGGAATGACTCCGAGTGCGGGTGACACAGAATTCTACGACGTCCCTACTCTTTCCGATATAGTAATTGTCCTCAAGTCCTTGGCGACGGAAGACAATAGCATTGTTGAAAGAGAAGATCAAATCACCTCCATGATCGCTTGTGGGTTGTCTGCCGACGCAAACGATATTGGAAATACCTACATTGTGGAACGTGAAGATCAGATCACCTCCATGATCGCTTGTGGGTTGTCAGCCGACGCAAACGATATTGGAAATACCTACATTGTGGAACGTGAAGATCAAATCACCTCCATGATGTTTCATATCCCCTCCTACACTTTGAACACCTATGTGAACATTGTGGAGAGAGAGGATTCCGTTGTTTCCATGATGATGGACATGGATGAATCTGGAGACGATAACAATGTCTTGGTGGATGTCCCCACCTTGTCAGATATTGTGATTGTTGTCTCCTACTTGACCGAGCCTCCGATATTCGCCAACATGAACGCCACGGAACAAGCGGACATCATGGTTGGTTCGGATACGGAATACGATAATTTCTTCCAGTTTCGCCAAGACACCTACGCAGACAACATCCCTTTATTGATCGAGCAATACCACAACTCCACCAACTTGAAGAAATTGTTAGAGATTGAACTCGGTGGACTCGATGAAATAGTCACCGTTGCCTCACAGATTGATCGTGCGACTTCTATGACCTATTCTGGTGGCGTGAACCTAGACAATAGAGGAGTGGTCTACAATGAGCTTAGAAACGGAAGAAGCGACACCGCCTATCGCCAAGGTTTGCAGAGAAGGGCTAGACAATTTTGCAGTGGAACATATGATGAATTGATTGCTATCCTGAATAGTGCCTATCCTGGTGCAGATGTGCGGATTTCCCGTAGTACCACGGAATTAGCCGCGATCCGCATTGTTTCAAAACGATACATTGACAGAGATCTCGTTGAACCATTGATTTCTGCTGGAACTTCTGTTTCTGTTTTAGTTTCTTAGTAATTTTGTATATTGTTTGAAGACGAACAAATAATGGAGATTTACAATGGCCTTTGACTCAACCGACATTTCAGCAAACTACGACACTGAATCCTCGAAGTGGGGAGGACTGGAAACTGTCCTCCGTCAACTGTATGAAAACACGCTTGCCAACAAAGCAGCATCAGATTCTCTCGGATCTGTTTCTTTAAGTGGTTCGCAGAATGTGATAGTTCGCACGACTTCAGGCTCAACAGCCTCTACCACTGCTGTGGAAGTGTTCACTGGCACGACTGCTGCTCAGAGTGTGACCGTTCCTGTGGCCCCTGCTCCCGTTTCTGGTGTTGCTCGGTGCATTACCTATTCCAACCATTCCAGCCAGTCTTGGACGCTCGCAATTGGCGCAAGCGACTCCTTGGATGGTGGAACCGCTGGTGTGGATTTGACTCTGACGGCGGGTAGCATGGTAACAATCTGTGCTACCGAAGCGAACAAGTGGTTCACGATTTCAAAGTTTGTTGCCTGATTTTAGATTAACAAGGAGATAAAATGGCAGTTACATACATCACCACACTAAAGACGACTCGTATGCAAGATGTCGTTACAGCGATTGGTACTTCTGGCAAATTGGTTATTATGACTGCGGCTGACGCGGTTCTTTGCACCATCGCCTTGTCTTCGACGGCAGGAACGGTCTCGAATGGTGTTCTCACCTTCAGCGGAACCCCGCTCACGGGAACAGCCACGGGTGCTGGGACAGCAGCGAAGGCCAAGATCACAACTTCTGCTGATGCGGATGTGATTACTGGATTGACGGTCTCCACCACTGGTGCTGACGTCAATCTGAGTACCACGACCATCGCAGTCAACAATGTAATTTCTCTGACCGCGGCCTCAATCACTCACGGCTAAATGATAGTTGCTGTGGACGTAGTTCCATAATGGAGACCCTATGTTAGATGGATTTTTCAGAAGCTGGGCATGGAATCGTCCACAGCAACGGATTAGTGAAGGGAATCACCTTGTCGATCTGGCTGGGAGACTTAAAATCTCTCAGCCCTTGATCCTCTTGAATGCCAATCTGACCCTCGGGAAGTCCGAACTCACTTGGGATGAAGTTGTGAGCGGTGCGGGTGCATCGAGCACTTGGCTATCTACAGACGTTTGTGTGGATATGGCGGTCTCAGCAAACAACGAATATGTGATTCGTCAAACACGAAGCCGATTCAACTATCAAGCCGGGAAACCCCAACGCATTGATGCCACTGGGATCTTGTGCAAGGCCCCGGGTGTCATCTCTCGTATTGGTTCTTTCTCCAGCAATTTCACGGCTCCTTATACTCCAGATCGCGGAGTGTACTTTGAGGCGAATGACAACGTTGTGTACGTTTGCGAGAACAAGAACGGAGTGGTGAACCGTGTGGCGCAAAGCGCATGGAATTGTGACCATTGCGATGGCACTGGCCCTAGTGGTCAAACAATAGACTGGTCTGCCTTTCATTTATTCAGCATCGAGTACGAATGGTTAGGAGCTGGCGATGTTCGCTATTCTATCATGCTGGATGGAACTTGGGTGACTTTGCACGTCTCTAAACACTCAGGACAAATCGGATCTGTGTATATGCGGAATGGCACATTGCCTGTTCGCTATGAAATCCGCTCCATTGGCGGAGCTGGGACAATGCGTCAACAGTGTGCATCGGTTATCTCCGATGGCGGAGATCCTAACTTCGGTATTGTTGGTTCGGTTGACAACGACGGTTCGACGATCAGCGTAGGTGTGGGAGTAATCCGACCAATTCTGTCCGTTCGCATCACTCCAGATCCAGACATCGCTTGTCATCAAGCCCACGTTCT